GCATAGGAGAATTAGGTCAAACGATTACGGATATTGATGTCGGAGCAAAAGATAGAATCAAAGCAGCCGAACTTTTAGGCAAACGTCATAGGCTTTGGACAGACAAAGTAGAGGCAGACGTTTCTGGAACGGTGGTGTTTGCAAATGAGTCAGACATACCAGATTAAACAGAACGATATTGTCGTTGACCTACCTAAGATAGTAGGAGTTGGGTACGGACAGTTCTGGCGCTCAAGAAGTCTTTATCGTGTAGTCAAAGGGTCCCGTGGTTCGAAGAAGTCTAAGACGACCGCTTTGAATTATGTTATCCGTCTTTTGAAATATCCCTGGGCTAACTTGCTTGTCATTCGTAGATACTCGAATACAAATAAACAATCGACCTATACAGATTTCAAGTGGGCAGCTAACCAACTGAAAGTCGCTCATAAGTTTAAATTCAATGAGTCGTTGCCTGAAATAACAGTCAAAGAGACAGGTCAAAAGATTCTCTTTCGTGGTTTGGATGATGAACTCAAAATCACATCTATCACGGTCGATGTTGGCAGTCTATGCTGGGCATGGTTTGAGGAAGCGTATCAAATCGAGACTGAAGATAAATTTAGTACAGTAGTTGAGTCAATCCGTGGTAGCTTAGACGTACCTGATTTCTTTAAACAAATCACGGTCACATTTAACCCATGGAATGAGAGACACTGGCTCAAGCGTGTGTTCTTTGATGAAGAGACGAGACGGGCTGACACATTCGCTACTACGACTACTTATAAATGCAACGAGTGGCTGGATGAAGTCGATATCAAGCGTTATGAGGATTTGTATCATACGAACCCAAGACGTGCTAGAATCGTCTGTGATGGCGAGTGGGGAGTTGCTGAAGGTTTAATCTATGAAAACGTAACTGTCAAAGAATTCAATAAGGATGACCTACTACAAGATTCAGCTAATAAATTATGTATCGGTCTTGACTTTGGTTTTACTCACGATCCAACTGCTTTGTGTTGTTCGTTGATAAATGACACGACGAAAGAGATTTATGTCTTTGATGAGGCGTATAAAGTTGGATTGATAACCAAAGAAGTTGCTAAGATGATAAAAGATAAAGGTTATCATCGCTCACAAATCATTGCCGATAGTGCTGAATTGCGACTGATTGAGGAACTAAGGTCAGAACATGGTATAACTCGAATTAAAGAAAGTCGTAAAGGTAAGGATAGTATTATGGCTGGCGTATCCAAGTTACAAGGATACGCTATTTATGTGCATCCAGATTGTAAAAACATCATGGATGAATTTTATAGCTATTGTTATCAACAAGACAAAGAAGGGAATTGGTTGAATAAACCAGAAGATAAAAACAACCACTTGATGGACGCTTTACGTTACAGCCTTCAATGTATCGAAGGTGGGAAAGCAACCGTCCGCAGGCGTTCTGATTATGGTCTATAGAGAGGAAAGACATGTACCAATATTTAACCTATCCACGGGATGGATATGATGAGGGTTCTTTGAAGAAAGACCTGATTTATAAATTGATAACGAAACATAGCACTGAAGGCTCACGTTTGAAGGATTTAAAAAGCTACTACATGGGTGAGCATGCTATCTTAAAACACAAGAGACGCAACGAGAACGCACCTAATTACAAGACGGTAGCCAATCATGCCAAGGATATCGCAGACACGGCTACGGGCTATTTTATGGGCAATCCTATCAAGTATAACAATACTGCTGAAGGTGATATCGATGAACTACTTACAGCTTTTGACGGTGCTGAGATTGACCAAGTGGATGCGCAGAATGCTTTGAACATGGCTATCTATGGTCGTGCTTATGAGTACATCTATGCTAAAGAGGGATTGACTGAGTTGGATTCAACTAGCATTGACCCAGAGAATACTTTCATAGTTTATGATGATAGTATTGAACGGAAGCCTTTGTTTGCGGTCTATTACTACCAAGTCAAAGATGATACGAAAGATACTACTAAGTACCAGGCAGAGGTCTTTACTGAGAATCTTCATTATCACATGGTGCTGAGAAGTACAGATTCAGGAACATCTCAGATTGAAGAGGCAACACCTCACAACCTAGGGCAAATCCCAATCATTGAGTATCGCAACAATCACTTTGCCATTGGAGATTATGAGCAACAAATAAGCTTAATTGACGCTTACAACTCTTTAATGGGTAACCGTGTCAATGACAAGGAGCAGGCGGTAGAGTCTATCCTTGTATTGTATGGCACACAGTTAGCAGACACTCCAGAAGATGCCAAGGTAGCGATGAAGATTCTTTCTGAAGAAGGTCTTTTGGAATTACCAGGCGATAGTGCAAGAGCTGAGTTCTTGAAGAATACGCTGGACGAAAGTGCTACTGAAATCTTGCGTACGGCTTTGAAAGAGGACATCTACACATTCAGCCATGTGCCTAACTTGACTGATGAGAACTTCGCAGGCAATACGTCAGGGGTAAAATAGTTGCCCTCCTCAAAGGTAACTTTGAGGTAATAAATCGGGTTAAAATTGGAAGGCGCAAAACAGTAATAACCTAGAAATTTATATTCTGTTATGGTATAATAAGAGTATAACAATCTAGGAGAAAATGAATGATAAAAGATAAAATGCACAAACATCTAAATCAAGTTTATTACTCTATGTTAGCAAGGTGTTATGATGAAAAACATTGGGCTTATAAATGGTATGGGAAACGTGGAATAGGTGTTTCTGATGAATTTAGTGATGTAGCTAAGTTCAGAAGTTGGGCAATGCAAAACGGAGTAGAATTCGGTTTGCAATTAGATAGGATAGATAATGACAAAGATTACTCACCAAGTAATTGTAGGTGGGTTCCTGAACATACCAATAAACGTAATCGTTCTGATAACGTTAAGTATAAGGGATATATCTTGAGAGACTATCTAAAAAAATTATCTGAAGAAAACAACATTTCTTTTTCAACTCTTGTCTACAGATATTATCGTTCCATAAAACGAGATGATATAATCGTTAATGATGAAACAATAGATGATATCTTATTGAATTATAAAAAATACGATTTAAGACAATTTTCAAAAGGTGTGGACATGTCTGGTAAGACAATTGTTCGAGATGAAAAAGGGAGATTTGTGACATATTACTGAAGCTAATCAATTACCACTGCTGGTAGAAATATCAGTAAGGTTTAACGACTAGATAGAGTAAGCTAAGTGAGAAACGGTACATAGTATCGTTTTTTTATATGCAGAAATATCCACGAAATCCGACACCCTGATAAGGGTGAAGAGATAGTCTGAACTTACGGGAAACCGTAAGAAGTAGAGGATAAAGAGCCTCTACGGTAACAAAATTGAGCTATGGAATTCAAGCTGATGGGCCTTGAGATGATTACCAAGACCAAAGAAGCGAACTACAAGCGTGGATTACGCCAGCGGATTGCGATTTTTGCTCATTACCTAGGCATGAAGCAGATTGCACTAGAGTCTCATTCAATCGTTCCGCAGTTTAGCCGCGGTTTACCTAAGAACTTACTGGAAATCTCTCAGATTGTGAACAACTTGGAAGGCAAAGTGACCAATAGGCAGCTTATTTCTCTTTTGCCGTTTGTGGAAGACCCTGACGCTGAACTGGAAGCCCTGGAAGAAGAGAAAAAGAAGAACATGGAAGACATGCCGATGTTTAACCAAGACAACACGAAACCCGAAGACGAGGTAGAGGATGAAGAATCAGGAGTATTGGGCGAAGAGGAAAGCCAATCTGATTTACCAACAGATGGACAAGGCCGAAAAGCAGGCAGACCAGTTCGATAGAGTCTATCAAGAAGCTAAGACATACTTGGATAAGGAAATCAATAAGATTTTCGACAAGTTCCAACGTGATTATGGTCTAAGTCAGGTAGATGCTAGACAAGTCTTGAAGAACATGAAAGACAAGAAGGACTTGAACGAACTTCGTAAGGTGCTTGAAGCAAGACCGAATGACCCGAATATCCAAAGATTACTAGCGGACTTAGATAGTCCAGCTTATTCTTTTCGTATGAAGCGCCTAGAGCGTTTGAGTGACGATTTAGACCGTATGCGTGAATCTATCTATCATTCGGAGAAGACAGGCTCAGATGCCTTTTATAGCGACTTGATGAAGGATAGTTATTACAAGGCTACCTTTGACCTGCAACAGCAGACAGGACTAGCATATGGCTTTTCTGGGCTTCCTGAGAGCGAGATAAAACATCTACAGTCTTTTAGTTGGCTAGATGACGGAAGTACGTATTCAACAAACATCTGGAAGAACACAGGAAAGCTGACTTCAAGCATAAAAGATGAACTACTCATAAGCCTTATGACAGGCCGAGATACACGAGGAACTGCACAAGCAATTGCTGAGAGGTTCAACGTAGGTCAGAATGATGCAAGGCGTTTGGTTCGGACAGAATCAGCCTTCTTTCATAACCAGATGGAACTACTCAGCTATGAAGAAGCAGACATAGAAAAGTATATATTTGTGGCCGTCTTAGACAAGCGTACATCACGCATCTGTCAGGAGCATGATAACCAGGTCTATGATAGGGATAAGGCTGTCCCTGGTGTCAATTGTCCGCCTATGCATCCGTGGTGTAGGTCTACTACTGTCGCATACGACGAGGACGCAGATTACAGCAAGCTGAAGCGCAGAGCAAGGAATCCAGAGACAGGTAAAGTTGAGTACGTGCCTGCTGATATGACTTATAAAGAGTGGTATAGCAAGTATGTGGATGGTAATATAGAGTCTATTAAACACGCTGAAGGAACACTTAAAACAACTAGTGATATCTTGTTTGAAGAAAGGTTACCTAAAGTAGCTGAAGAAAAAGTTTTAAACTATTTTGATTTCTTTAATAATTCAAGAATAGTTTTGAGACCTGAACGGTTAGAACATATATTGGAAGGTCATTCTGATATAGGCGATGATGTAGAGGGAATTGTTCATGGGGTGATTAAAAAGCCTGATATGATTTTGATAGATCATAAAAACGATAATAGTATTTTAGTTTTAGGTAAAAGTCTTGAGAATACTGTAAATGTAGTTGTTAGATTATCAAATACAGACTTTGACAATTCAATAATAACAGCTATGAGAGTGTCTGACAAAACTCTGAAAAGACTACTTAAGAAAAATAAAAAAATCTATGACAAAAATGAATAGATTTGTTATAATTAGTCTAAAGAGAAGTGAGGTAGAGATGATAGTGTCGCTACGCAACTTCATAGTATGAGATGACGGGACAGGCACACCGTCCACTACTCTCGAGCGCTTAGATTATGCTAAGTGCTTTTTTACATTTTCTCGATGTTCGCTCTTGGTTCAAGTCCATTCTCCATACTATTTGGTAAGGAATTAGGAGACATTTTTATCTCTCCTATCTCCTTGTCATTATGTAAGCAATTAAGGTAAGTTATTGCTTTGCTTATCTACTTATCATTTTGTAAACATCAAATTTAAAATGATAGACTTTTAAACTGCTCTTATTTCCTCAATACCCAAACAATAAAACACTAGCAACACGTTTAAACACACGTTTCAAACATGCTGGTGTTCCTGATATTGGATTCCATGGTTTTAGACACATACACGCTAGTCTCTTGCCGGAATACCGTATAAAAAATTACAACACCGTCTAGGTCATTCTACACTAGCTATGACTATGGACACTTACAGTCATCTCTCCAAAGAAAAAGCAAAAACAGCCGTCTCATTTTATGAGAAAGCTGTTAGTTCTTTGTGAAGGGGGACAAAAAGGGGGACAAACCCAGAAATCAACATTTTAAGACAAAGCAAAAAGCCCACTGTTGTAGGCTTTCTGTAAGATATTTCTTAAAATTAAAACATTTTGTTGTAGAATTCAACGACAAGTGCTTCGTTGATTTCTGGGTTGATTTCGTCGCGTTCTGGCAAGCGAGTCAATGAACCTTCCAATTTTTCAGCGTCGAATGATACGAATGCTGGACGTCCAAGAGTAGCTTCTACTGCTTCAAGGATTGCTGGAACTTTCAATGATTTCTCACGAACTGAGATCACTTGACCTGGAGTTACGCGGTATGATGGGATATCAACGCGTTTTCCGTCAACAAGGATGTGACC